TAACAGACTGGATGACATCTGATTACTGGCCTCCATGCGGACCAGGATTCAAGAATCGTATCCTTTATATATGGAAGAGATTCACTCAGGGCGCATCCAACATGGCTCAAGACATGAGGCCGAAAGGATGGTCAAGGAAGGCTCAACTAGACAAGAAAGTGACATTTTATCGTGACCGCTCAGGAAGGATTATGACAGGGATGCCGGAGAATATTCCGACTCCAAAAGGACTTGAGAGAATCGTCTGCGGTAGCGTCCAAGAGGCTGAAAGGTATTCGGAACTTCAAAGGCGTCAGGAAAGAGTTGAGCATCATGCGGAACAGGAGAGACGCGGAGCAATCGAAGGACAGTTCCAAAAAGAGTGGCGCAGTGAGGCTTATAATCTGATGGTGAACGCTAGAGATGCGAAAAATCGGGAGTTCATGCGCAGGGCTTTGGAAAGGAATGAAAACCGTTCTGATCCAACAAGATACGAGCGCGAATCATTTTTACATTCTGAGGCGTATGAAGATCGTCATTAGAGGTAATGTTCCAAATGGAATATAATTTTTGTAGACGATTGACAAGATTTGGTTTACTATTCGTTTAGTCGGGTCTGAGGACACGGCGCGAACCGGGAGGAAAGCGATGCAGTGTGTATCTTAGCGTAGACACTCCTGTTTCCAGCAAGACAGAGACAGTATATTGGCAAGTACCTCCTTTTGAGGCTTCTCCGAGTGAAAAAGTTGCTTGGGTTGAGGAGCAGATCAAAGAGGGTGAAGGATACCTTGAAGGCCAAGCCTGCTACCGCGATCTAAAAAAAAATCTACGTGTCTTTGATGCGATTTTCAAGGACAAAACTAAAAGCTCCCTCGTCACAAACCAACTAAAATACAACATACGAAAATTCTGCGAAACTCTTGCGGAAGTTCGTGAAATTGCTGGATTTAGCTCTGACGTTCCTGCCTACAAAAAGATGGCAGAGATGCTGACAAAGGTTTCAAAATGCGTCTATTTAGAATCTGACTTCCCTTACCAAATCCTCAAAGTCCTTCAATACGCTACCGTGATGGGTATAGGATACCTGTGGCCTAAAGTGAGGCCGACACAGTATGGATTTGGTCCAAGGGAGATGGCTTTCGATGCGCTAGGATTATTAGATGTAGTCCCTGTCCAGATTCCTGCAAGGAGCAATGATATACAAGATTGCTATGCTTGCACAGTTTACGATTACATGCCTATCGCAGAGGCATGTGCAAAGTTTCCATTATTTCAGCGTCACCTACAGACCGTAGGAAGAAACAACTACAAATCGTTTATTCAAGCACAGCGGCAGGATTTTGCTGCAACATGGCGTTATGGCATGATGGGAGAGTCGCAGAGCCGAAGTTTCGGAAATCTCTATACTGAGATAAGGTACACATTTATTAGGGATATACGGATAAACACCACAGGACAAGAGATGCAGTGCGGCGACCCTGGAACTTCGTGGTATTACAAGGTTCCGGCGCTAGGACAGGAAATCTTTGGAGGGATGAGAAATGGTCAACCTTACATGCGCCCTGCAATGGTGGAGGATTGCCGAATCTACCCTAACCTACGGCTCATTATTACATCTGCTGGACTCGACAAGCCGATGTATGACGGTACTAACTTTGACTGGGACCCAAACTTTCCCGTTATCCAATACACAGTAGATGATTGGGCGTGGGAAGCGTTAGGAAGGTCATTAGTAGGAGATGTAGCCTCAATCGAGACAACGATTAGGAAACACGAAAGGCTTATAGATCAGGTACTTACCGCTCGTCTCAATCCTCCAATGGGCTATGATTTAGACAACAATGGAGGTGCTAAGATTGAGCATTTTGACATATTCGAGCCGGATGTAAGGCTTGGTTTAGCTGGTGGAGAGCCAAAGAAGAGCTTCCAATCCCTGCTTCCCGAAGAGGTACAGGTAGGAACAGTAAATTACGAATACCTAAAGCATTTAGGAGACAAGGAACTTGCTCAACTTGGATTAAACGATGTAGGCAACCTTGCTAATCTGAAAGTCAATCTAACCAGCGATGCAGCAGATAAGCAATTAGAAACCATCGGTCCTATCGCTAAAGGCATGGCGATGAGGATTGAGAAGGCCAATAAGAAAGTCGGAGAGAGGATTAAGTACCTTATTCCTCAATACATGAGCGCGGATAGGCTGGTTGAATATGTAGGACCGGACAATATCGCTAAGGAGATGTTTGACTACAATCCTGACGATCTAGTTCCAAGCCATCTGCCGGATGAAATCATAAATGGAAAATCTCCAGAGGAGCCTTCGAGATATGACAGGCTAACCAGAGCGAAATTTTTTGTTAAGAAGCTGAGACTGGTTTCTGTTCCTAGCACACTGCTCAAAGTGACCGCTATGCAGCGTCAAATGTTACTCTTACAGTTAAAGCGCAGTGGAGCGCCTCTTTCATGGAGTACGATTATGTCCGCGCTCGATATACCAAACTGGGGAGAGGCAAAAGGAAATGACGAAAAAGAGAAGTTCTTTAACGAAGAGTCTGAATTGCAGGTCATGTCCATAATCGCCAAAGCAAAGGCTATGATGCAATTAAAAGAAATGGGAATTGATCCATCAGTATTGATGGGCGGGGATCAAGAGCAGGGTGGAAAAGGCGGCAAAGGTGGTAAAGGCCCAGCAGGACAACACGCTGGTGGAAGGCCACCTTCCGCGCAGCGTTCACCTAAACTTTCACAAAAAGGTGGCGCTGGCGGCGCACCACGAACTGTGGTAAAGGAATCCTGATACCGTCAAGAAAACAAACGAGATAGGAGAATAATGACAATCAAAGTAAAAGTGCAAAAAGATTATCTTCGGACTGAGGCGAGTATTGAATTACCAGCAGACGTAGCACAGGTTGATTCTCTTCTCAAGGCTACCAAGACAAACGGAAAGATGGTAGTTCTTTATAATGAAGGACATATCCAAGGAATCAATGTCGAACAGAATACCAAAATCACAGAAGGAAAGACAGACGAAATCCGTGAGATGCTGAAAATTGGAACTAAGGAATTATAAACCATCAAATAAAGATAACTGATTTGTTCCATAAATGGGGATGAAAAAGCGAAAATCAACTTTTCTTTGCAGAAATCTAAAATTTCGCTTGACAAGAACCCTCATTTGTTCTATTTCTGATTAAGACATAGCGCGTGCCCCATACCTTGTGGTGTGAACAAGCCCCGGCTAGAGCAGAATCGGCTCTAGCCGGTTTTGTTTGCTTAAAACTTGTCAAAACACAAAGGAGATTTACCATGAAGCATCGCGTATCCAAGAAGGGCACCAAGAAGGCACACGTTAAGAAGGGCGGACGTAAGCGCCACAGCAAGAAGCTGGCAATCAAGGCATAACCAGTAGCCAACCCATAGACGGAGTAGACAATGGCTACGATGCCGCAAGCAATGCCCGATCAGGGAGGAGCGCCCCCGCAAGGAGCAGGTTCTCCTCCCCCTCCGTCTTCTCAAGGCGGAGCAGCACAGCCTCCATCTCAAGGTCCAGCTAATCAAATCCAACAGCTTTTAGGACGCTGGTCACAAGCCGCGCAGGAAATGGCTACCGCCTATCCTCAGATTGCGGCTGAATTAAACAAAATCGTACAGGCGATTGGAGAGGCACAGACAAAACTGATTTCACCGCCTCAGCCTACGCCCATGAGTCAACAACCGCTTTACAGCTAACAAAGTTTTTACCGGGAGAATAGAAAATCATGCCAGTACCCACAGTAGCGGAAGTTTTGAAACAAACCGATCCAAAGAAATTCACGGACGAATATATAGCGTCCTTGGATGCAAATATCCTTAGTGCGCTTACTGGTTATGTGTCAAACATTTACCAGACAGCAGAGCAAAAAGAACAGGCCGCGACAGCAGCGGCAGCAAAAGCCGAATCGGATAGGAAATCCCAAGAAGCATTAGTAGCGGAAGCCAAGTCCGCGCAAGAAGCAGCGGAACTAGCTGATAGAAACGTCAAGGATTTCTGGGCAACCACATATCCGACAAGTTTGACGGAGCATAATGCAGCTCTTCAAGCGGCAGAAACAGCAAGAATTAACGCGGAAGCTAAGGCGGCTTGGCTACAGGCACAGGTGGATGGAGCCAAAGCAGCAGGAATTACATTAGCTGATGCTCCAGCCTTTACTCCTCCAGCTAGACCTGCTCCGGTAGTAAACCCAAACACAACTCCCGGTACTCCTACATTTGTTAATCCAGATGAGGTAATGAAGCGTTTGGATAAAGGTGTACACACCATTCAAGATATTGGATGGAAATATCAACAATTGTACGGAACACCAATTCCAATCTCTCCTAGCGAATTAGTTGCTCAGGCAGATGCCTTGAAACTGAATCCGATGGAGTATGCTTCTAGGACGTTTAAGTTTGCGGAAAAAGAAGAAGAGCGCCGTCT